CGGCAGGTGTGCCGTGCTTTACAGAAGTTACAGTAATCGCAAGGCGTACATTCGCCCTCACCTTTCCAGGCACGTTGCGCGATAGGTTTGATATCTTCGCCCCAGTCGAGCAATTCTTCAAGTGACATTTCGTCGGTAGACACACTATCTAGTCTTGGCTGAACGATCGACATACGAACTGTTTTAATGTCATATAAGTACTCGTTTACATCGTAAGCACCTAATGCGTAGAGCCTCATTTGTGTGTTTTCTACTGCACTAACAGGAACGCCCTTGCCGTATTTCAGGTCAATTACTTCCAGGATGCCGTCCGCTACGATTACCATGTCACCAGTACCGAAGCCCTCAGGTACCCACCTAGAAAAGTCGAGCCGTGCTTCAATCATGGCTTCCGCATCAGAGGAACGAGCACGCGCTTCGTTTACCTTCTCTTCGCAAATGTCGACATAGCGGTTAACCGCTTCTATCATTTCAGCGGAGTAATCATCAAGCTTAGGGGCTTTTTTGCCTTCTAGCTTATGCCGTAAGATTGCTTCAGCCAGGTCGTGTGCTACTGTACCTTCCGCAGCATACGGCGATTGTTCATCAGGGAACATCGCTTCTAGTCTTGCTGAAGGAGTACATACTAGCCACCTGGCGCTACTTGATGCACCTAGTAAGGCATGTTTCTTAGCCACGGCTATTCACCCATTCCATAATTTGAATACGTTGTTCATCGGTAGCAGATGTTACCTTTTCAGCGCCGATGCTATCTAAGAAGGCTTTGAATTCACCTTTAGCTTTCGTTTTATCAGTAGCTTTTGCCATTACGTCTTTTACTGCTTCACGAGTTGCTTCAAGGCTAGGGACCTCTACTTTAGGTTCTTCAGCTTTTGCTGGTTCCTCTTTAACTGGCTCAGATTTAGGTTCTTCCTTAGGAGCAGGTGCTTCTTCTTTAACTGGTTCAGCTTGTTTAGGAGCTTCCTTCTTAGTAGATGTTTCTTCTTTAACTGGAGCGCCTACGATAGATTGATATAGGTCTTTCACTTCTTGTTCTAATTCAACTGCTTTATCAACTGTGATTTTTAACTCGATCATTGTTCTATTCCCTTTCGGCTTAATGATGTGATATACTTTAAATGGATATTTTTCTATGCGCCCTTTAGCATTGCCTTGCTTTGGGGTGCTTTTTTTTGCGCCCAAGTGCTCGCACTCATCAGGAATGCAGTAATCTCTATTAGGGCACGTTGTACAGTCTCGCAATGTCCTCACCTCCTTTCACTAGGCACGTTTGGATAAACGTGTTATTCTATTTACACACGGGTGTATGTCTTTACAGTTATCGCACACAATTCGAGGCTTACCTGTTAGGTACGACCAATTTGTGTAAGGACTTTTAATTCTTTTATTACAGAATGAGCATCGTTTATCGTTCATACTCTTTTAACTCCTCAATCCAGTATCCAGTGAGTAACCAAAGAGTGATACCCAATAGACCTTGGCACATTCCTGTCCATAAATCGATACGGTCTATTTCGATAGAACCAACAGTTCCTACTACTAATATGGCTGCGATAATGCGAAGCACATAAACTACTTTCATCATGTCTACTCTCCTATTCGTGCCTGGCATCGTTTAGCAAGCCAAGCATTAAACGAATCAACGTGGATAAGGCGTTTACCTCCACGCTTACCGATTTTCATGGACGGGAAGTCAAAATCTTGCGCCCATTCTCGGATAACGGCTTGCGGTACGCTGGCAAGCTCCGCAGCTTCCGCTACTGTGATACACATCTTGTTCATGGCTACCTCCTAGAATGCTAGAAGCACCAGGGATAACATCACGAATAAACTTATACCTGCGGACAAGCCCAGGGCTAAAATCCATAAGCAACAACTAGCTAGTTCTAATAATTGTTTTTTATTCATAGCTACCTCCTATCTAACTTAGGGTTGTAGTAATCGGTTTCCCAAAAGTCATGACTTTCAGAATCATCGACACACAACGCATAGCAGATACCAACGACTGTCGACATTTGTACTGACCGCCCTTTGATAGCTCGATTCAAAGTATCCATCGAGATTTCAGCTTGTTTGATCAGTGCCGTCTTAGTCATGCCTAACTCGTTCATGCGTTCCGTAATGGATTCGCCGAACATTCTGATTACGAATTCTTTCATAACCTATCCTCCGTAACGGTTTAATCGTAACTAACTATAAAAAAATAATGTCGTCATACGTTACACCAAATACTTCTTGTATCTTTTTTATGTGAGGAACATCCGGGAAAGAGCGTTTACGCTCCCAATTTCCCCAAGTATCAACAGACACGCCAATCGCTTTAGATGCCGTAAGTTGAGACCAGTTTTTTGAAGCCCTTAACATCTTTAATGTATACTTCATAAGCTACCTCCTTTCTCGATACTCACATCTTGTTTACAGTCATCATTCTACTACGGTTTATCCGTAATGTCCATAAACTAAACTTAAACTATCGTAAAATTTCCGTAAAATATTGATTTTATTACGAAAATATCGTAATATATAGGTGTATTAATTAATATATTCCATATTTTGAGAGGTTCTTATGAGTGATTTAGGTAACAAGGCTATTATGGCCGAGAATATTCAACGACTAATGGATAGTCGCGGAATTGATCGCAATAAAATATGCGCTGATTTAGGGCTAAAGTATACTACGTTTACCGATTGGGTAAAGGGTAATACATATCCTAGAATCGATAAAATTGAGTTATTAGCAAACTATTTTGGCGTTCCTAAATCTGAACTAGTAGAGAAATATACAGACGGCTATTACACCGACCGTGAAGCAGCCGAATTTGCTGAATACCTACGCACACGGCCAGGGGCTCGTATGCTCTTCTCTGCCGCTAAAGATATAAGTAAGGAGGATTTAGAAAAAGCAGTCGAATATATTGAGCTTTTAAAATTAAAAAACAAATAATACACAAGGGAGAGTGTTATATTGGTTGTAAATTTGATTTATTGCGACTTACCACATGCCAACGCTGTGTCAGAGGAATGTGAAGATATAGATACTCATAATATCTATATAAACAAAAACCTCCCTCATGATCGTATGAGGGAAGAAATTAAGCACGAATTAATGCATATTATTAATGACGACTTCTATTTAGACCATCACGTTAATCTAGTAGAGCAAATGGTCCGACGAACATGTATTGATGATACCGAACTGGAGAATATAGATTTCTACCACCATTATGTATCAGTATTATAAGGGATTATATATAGGGAGATGTTAACATGAAAAAGACTTTATTAATTACTACTATACTTGCCTTAGTTACAGTTACAGGATTCGCTAGAACCGAAGTATCTCACGATGAGTTTAAGGCTTTAGACGGTCCTAAAGTACTAGTACATTATGATGATGGGAGCACGGAATTACTAGACGAACAAGAATATCTTGAACGTACTATCAGCATGACTCAAGAAGAAATGGACGACTTACACAAAGTCGATGAAGGCACTAAAAATGCACTAGCAAAATGGCAAGCCGATCATGAGATACACCAGGCGCCATCTGAAGAAGTGCAACAGCCTAAAAAGAAAAAGCACTGGTATGACAATGTACTAGATTCTGTATTTTAGATAAAAAAAATAAGCCCTCACCGCAGTGAGGGCTACTAAAAACTACATACCTTAGAGGTATTTCATTTTTACTCCAATACTATTATATCACATAAAACCTCTAAGGCTTATTTCTTATACTCAAATTTAAGCCTAGGAGGTTATTTTCATGGCTAAAAAACGAGTCGATGGACGCTACCAGGTATCCAAGATGATAAACGGTAAGCGTAAATACTTTTACGGCACTACCAAGAAAGCTGCTATTGCTGAACGAGACGCATACGTTGAATCACTAGCGCAATGTGCTAACTACGATAACACGATTACAATCGAGCGATGGTGTGAGTATTGGATCCGAATTAAGACGGATACGGTTTCACAGAATACCTTATCCTCTTACCAATATATTATTAAAACCTATATTGTGCCTTTCATAGGCTCAATACGATTAGTTGAGCTAACAGCATTAAACGTAAGGGCTTTAATAGATAGCATGGGCCACTTATCAGCACGGACCATCAGTTACACGCTAACCGTTCTTAGGGCCATCCTTAAACAGGCGGTCATGGATGAGATAATATCGAAGAACGTGGCCACACTGGTTAAGAAGCCAAAGCAAGAACGTAAACGCGAGATGGTAACGCTATCTAAAGAAGAAGTAGAAACGTTCCTTGAACAAATCGATGATGTCGAATGGCACGCCCTGTTTAAGCTAGCATTTACCACTGGTTTACGCCGTAGTGAGATACTCGGTTTAACCTGGGATGATGTCAATCTTAAACAAAAGACGTTAACCGTCAATCAGACTGTTTTACGTATCAATGATGTCACAACTATCTCAAAAACAACTAAAAACAGCTCGTCAAGGCGTTCTATCTCACTCGACGATAAAACTATCGTCGAGCTCCTAAAACTTCGCACACACGTCGATAAGCGAAGACTCAAAGCAACAAACTGGAGAAATAATAATCTCGTGTTCCCTGGTAAGTTTGGGAATCCTCGTGATCCGGCTAAAGTTTCTCTAAAGTGTAAAAAGTTTGCTACTGCAATCGGTAGGCCTGACTTTACGATGCACGATACTCGTCATACACACGCCACCTTATTATTGGAAGCCGGTGTAAACTTTAAAGTCGTACAAATGAGGCTTGGCCATTCTTCATATCAACAAACGATGGATACCTACTCTCACGTTACCCCAATCATGGAAGCCGACGTGGTGGAAAAGATTTCAAACATATTTTAATTGATGTCAAAATGATGTCAAAAGGTACCCTGATAAAAATGATGTCAAAAGAAAAACCCGCACAGTAGCGCGGGTTTATTTTGGTGGACCACCA